CTCAAGGTGCACTGTGTCGCTGAGAGACTTACAAAGTGGCTGAAGCCAACCCACAGCTTCCACGCTTGCGTGACAAATCTTGGGCAGCTAGTGACAGTATGGAGCGCTTCGGGAGCACCTTTCCCGTTGTGTGCAAGCACTGCCACTGTGCTGAGTTGGAGTTCCTCCGCTATCCGCGTAGCGCTGAGGACCACATGATTCGCCGCATGACGATCGCTCGCACTTGTCGCCGTTGCAACAACACTGGCTTCAAGTGGGCGAACGATATCACGGTGAGTGTGTGTCTTCCCACCTCGTTCATTGCTGATGCCACCAGCTTTGCTCGCAAACACCAGGCGAGCATCATCTGGGACATTAAGCCTTCGAGTGCGGATCTCCAACTTACGAACCTCGAGTGTGCGGCCAGGGACGGTTTCCGTCGCCGAGCGTACTTGACCGTGGGCCACGCAGCCGTCGTCGACGAGCTGACGTTCACGGGACACACGCTTGGCCAACTGTTTATGGCCAAGGTGTCGCCATCATGCTGCGCAGTGGCGTCAGCCCCCAGTGCGTGGGAGCTGTACGACCACTTTGCTGACGCCATACGGCAGCCAAGGTTGGGCGCCATTGGCGGAGCAGGCGACGCCGACTCGGATTCGAGCGATGACGACGGTGGGGAGGAGGAGGATGCGAACCCGCCCGACTTGGGCTTAAGGGGGGCCGCTGTGCGCCCGCCTGAGCCAACTGCCGAGGCCGCCCTTGCGGAGGCTGAGGCTGCTACGGCCGTGGAAGAGCAGCAACGCGCCTATGCGGAAGGCGGCGTACTGCACAGCACCACCACGGCTGCACCTGGGGATCGCCCAGAATTGGCTGAGCCGCCCGGGCTGGAGGGTGGCGCTGCGAGTGGAGCACGAACTGCCAGAGCAAGATTTCCGCTCCTAACCGAGAAGCCAAACTATCTGCACTCAAACAACCCGCAGAATTTACAGCAGGCGCACGACATGCGCAACATTGGCATTGGGATTCACAATCCCTTGGTCTCAGAAGCCACCACCCGCGACAAGCTCATTGAGGTGCTGCTTGAGAAGGTCTACAATTCCGCGAGCCTCAAGAAGGCCATGCGGGAGTTTGAGTCCATTCGCAAGTCCGCGCTTCCTAAGAAGCTCAACCACGAAGACGCGATGAAGGCAGAGATCGATGCTATGAATGCGGCTCTTTCAGGAGACGGCGTTGGCTTTGACACTGTGATCAAGGCCTTCTGTAAGAGCGAAGTCTCAGGCAAGGACAAGCCTCGGCCAATCGCGAACCACGAGATGATTCGCTTGAACGCATTAGCGAAGGTCGCTTACGCGTTCGAGCACGTCACCTTTGACGTGTTTCGCGATGGGTCCATCAAAGCAAGGATCAAGAAGGAGGCCATCGAGGCGATTGTTTCGAACATGTCAGAGATGAGAGACGGCGCGCGCTACGCGGAAAATGATCTCAAGGCATTCGAGTTTGGTATCTCGAAGATTCTTAAGGAGATTGAGCAGACCATTTTCCGCCATATCGCGCGCATTATCGGTGTTGAGGACATCGGCGAACTGTTGTTCGACCGTGTCGTTGAAGATCGCAACAAGTGCGCGACCTGGCGCATGTCGTACCGCGACAGCACAGGTGAGCGCAAGACCTTCAAGCTCGTGCTTCAACAGACCATGCGTGAGAGTGGGGATCGAGTGACCAGCTCCGGCAATTTCTTTCAGAATTTGGTGGCCTGGTTTTCCTACTTAGTCGACCCCGACCATGTCGAGGCCGCCGTGGACTCTCTCCTTCGCTTCAGGGGCAGGAGGATGTTCTACGTCTCACCGCGTGACAGGTCTACGAAGATCGTGAAGGGCAAGGAGGTGCGTCATAATTATTTGGCGTGCCTGGCGTTCGAAGGCGACGACACCGCAGGCAGGTTTGAGGAGAAGATTTGGGCCGAGGAGGGCGAGCCGTGCCCCGTCGAGCTTTTCTTTCTCCGTTGGGGTTGGTCCCCGAAGCTTGTCTGGAAACCACTGCTGGGGGACACGTACCTGAGGTTTGTGGGGTACGAGGCTTTGTTGCACGATGGCAAGGCAGTGTACGACGGCGGGACGATGGTGATGACTCCCGAGGTGTCGAGGTTCTTGACTACGAAGTCATGGACGACAACCGACGTTACACCGCAAGAGCTGAAGACGTGCATTCGCGTCTTTGCCGCAACGCTAGGCGAGGGATTCAAACACGTCGAACCCATGCACGCGTTTTTGCAGGCAATGTACGACGACAATGCCGGTGGCATCGACATTAGCGCCGAGAAAGTGCGCGAGTATGTTTTGGCGGTTTCCGGCCACTTGCCCGACGCGGGCATGACAGTGAGCCGCGCCATAGCGATGCCAGGTTTTGAGTGCGGAGATCCGGACAAGTGGAAGCGCTTGCTGCGCGTGAGCGCGGGCGACTTCACTGACGCGGAATGGGCGACGATGTGCCACATAGGCACCGTGAACGTGCACGGTGCTGATTTGGCGCTAAGTGTACCCGCCTCTTGGCGGGCGTAGCGAAATACCTGTTTCACCCCGGCCGCTGCCGGGTTTTAATAAGAAGCTAAAAGCATCTACGTGGCGCCTTCGGGCGTGAATTACCTACGTGTTTGACACAGGGCCGTAGGGTCGTACACTCACCGTTCAGTTTCCACGGGCTGAGCGGGCAAGACGGAGTGCTGCCGGTGTACGATAAGATGGTCCAGGTTGCAATGATCCATGCGCCTGGTAGGGGTCGCGGGGGGGGTTAGGTGGTATAGGTGATGTACAACCCCTCTTGGCCGGGAATGACCCCAATTCCACCCTTATGCCTGAGTAGCCGGGGCTAGTCCGGTGAACAGCCTGGGGTCGTCGGGAGGCGATTACGGTGAGGGCGCTACTGCTACCCGCCTGCAGCGGTTTCTGGCTCGGGGGCGCCAGTGTAAAGTGGTAGTTTGCGTGTGTGAGGTTCCCGAAGCGGGCAGGCCTGCGAGCACAGGGTAGACCTTACCTGTGTGTATGTGGGTTCTGTTCGTGGATAGTCGTCCGGGTAGCACGTCCGGGTGATTAACGCACTGAGGTGTAGGCACACGCACAAAATGGCAACAGCGCTATACGGGGCGCATTTCTGCAGTTTTTGGGGGACGGCCCCCCCGCTCTTAGCTTCCTAATAGCGATCCGGCGTAGTGAAGCGGCTTGGTCAGCCGTCTAGCGAAACCGGTGGTATTATAAGCAAAATCCAAAACAGCGAGCATTTTGCCCAAGGTGATCTGTGTCCGCTCGCTACTTTTGCGGTGTCATCCACGCTGTGTGCAGGCGGGGATTGTTGCAATGACGAAGAGGTCAGTGATCAAGAAGATCCTGAAGAAGAAGCAGCCGGCGCGCAGACGCGCTGGCAAAGGTGCGGACCGAGCGTCCGCAGACCGCATTCTTGCCCAAGGAACTGGACGTGCGGTTGCTCGCGCGTTTGGTTGCAAGACTGTCGTGCCACGTTCTCTGTCCATGCACCCACAGTCATGGGATGCATTTGCGACGGTTCATGCTCCGCTTCCAAGATCCGTGGGTCCGTACACAGTAATTCGGACCTCATTCTTGACGGCGACGTCGAGCAAGTGTGGTTTTATCGGCAGTTTCATGATGCGCCCGAAGAACACGGGCAACCCAGGCAACAAGGCGGTTTTGGCCGGGGGTTGGTCGAATTGTGTCATGGTGACGGAGGAAGCTCCGACAGTTATCGGCTCATCCGCGGCGACGGGTTTCCATTTTGCACCGTTCCCAGGTGGCGCAGATGCGAACGCGCGTCAGCAGACGACGTTCACGTGCTGCCCGGCGGCGGTTTCGGTGCAGATTATGGGACCACAGTCAATTGGTGCCGCGGCTGGACAGTTGGTGGCGGCGGTCGTGCCTGCGCGGCTCGACCTCACCGATGACACACGCACCTGGGAAACGGTGCAGACAGACATAACCTCATATTTTCGACCGCGTCTATTGTCGGCTGGAAAGCTGACGCTACGGGGTGTGCAGATGGACTCGCATCCGCTCAGCATGAGCGATGTCAGCACGTTTGCGCCATTGATCCACGAAGACCCGAACCCCAACGTGATTGACGCTCGAATTTGGAATGGGGATCAGCCCTACCCGTGTGGGTGGGCACCCTTGGCTTTTGTCAACCCTAGCTCTGCGCCTATCCAACTCTTGATTGCAGTGGAATGGCGAGTGCGGTTTGATGTTGGCAATCCTGCTGTGGCGTCGCATCAGCACCACGGCGTGTCAAGTGACCAGAGCTGGGACCACGGTGTGCGGCGCGCCACCGAGGCTTTACCTGGTGTTATTGACATCGTCGAGCGCGTTGCGAGCACAGGATTAGGCCTGTACGCCAAAGCAGCATCTGCTGGCTTAATTTGATCATTGCAGCGGTTCTTGTCCGTCTCGCCACAGCTGTGGCGTGCGTCGATACCGTAAACGTTATAAAAACCCGCGTGGAGGCAAACGCGTGGGGCACTGCGGTGTAAATAGGATTCCGGGCAGCCAAGTGCTTAAGACCCCTGTAGCCATTTTGGCTCAAGGTGCACTGTGTCGCT